GTTGATTTTGCATAGTTGATTACAAATCAATTGCTCTACCAGCTGAGCTATAGGGGCGTTTGCACGATTCTGGGCTAAAAAACCCTTCCGTATGAACAATAGATAATCGCCCTTGTCACAGAATTCAAGACCCTAAATGACGATTTTTGGACTAAAAATGAACCAAATTTAGCAAATGAACAGTTGTTTCCGTAAGTTGCGAAAAAAAAGCAACCACCTTAGTCATAATACTAAGACGATTGCTTTGATTTTATTCTTTTATTCTATTGATTTAAGTCTTTTAACGATACGGGCTGCTCTGGCTGGGACTTGTTTGAACCAACGAGAATCCATTGCCTCATCCCCAGCTGCGGACCAGTTCCGAGCATTTACTTGCTTTTCCATATTCTTAAACTTACGCAGCCGAGGTAGTCCTAAGTTGAACATCATATTCCCAATACATCGCTGGGCCTCTTCTGGAAAATCATCGAAGTCAGGGTAGAGACGTTTACAGTCAGACTCCACGCTATCTAAGTCCTTCTCAAAAGCTTCATCAATGCGCTCCATACTTACGTTGGTTCCAATCGACTGCCCGTATTCTGGGTCGCTTTTCAGAACCATATGGCCCACGCCAAAACTGGGGATTGAAAGATGATCTAGGTAAATCGAGGTAACCAGGCCCTCGTCCTGTTTCAGTTCTTTCATAAGTTTTGCTCTATCCATTATTTGCCTACTTTCTTTACACGTTCGTATGATCTCATTGAACCTAACCCGAGCATTCCCATTAAAACCGGAAGCATGGTTGAGGTATCTGCCTGTGGAATATCGATGCCGAAGCCAGCACAGATGGGGCTGACTAAAAAGTTAACCATGAAACCTAAGACACAGACCCACCCGGTCGCTGGTCTCCAGCTCGACTGAAACCAGTTACCTTTGGCATCTTGTTTATTAACTTCAATCTGAGCCATTGCGATGGACTGGGCATGATCATCAGCCATTCGAGATAGCTCATGAGCCAAGCGCATCTTCTCATCTTTATCAATAATTACTTTATCCAACAGCCCCGTCACCGGGCCAATCAGAGATCCTAGTAAGCTCATAGTTCTACTCCTTTTTGATTAGGTTTCTTTACACACTTCCAACCGACACCAACGAAGCCCGTGAGGACACTCGACAGCTGGTCTCTAATAACCTCAGCTCTCAGCGCACATTCTTGAAAAGTCTCATGTATGTAATTGGTATCGGACAGCTGCGTACAGTTGTCTGGATTAGACAAATGACACGCTAGCACCACTGCTTTGAACATCAGTTGACTTTAGCTGCCAGGGGATTTTGCAGTACCCTTCTAATCGTCTCTCGAAGGTCCTTATCCAAAGTATCCCTGGCTTCTTCTTGCCTGGCAAGCTTGGAATCAATTCGACTTTCCCAGTCAGTAATTAGGGTGCGTACCAGGTCAACATTACCTCGATTGCGAATGTCTTGCTTATCCAAGTAACCTTGGAGCCTCGATAGATCTTCTTTGTTTGTTATCTTTAGATCATAGACCAGATCTTGAAGGGCTGAGATCGTAGTTCTGAACCCAGCTATCTGTTCATCTACTAAAGCAGCTGAGGCTGCACTTTGATTTTCAACAGTGATCATTTGCTTTTCTAAGTAAGAAACGTCCACAGGTTCATATGCAGCAATCTGATTTTGCATCGATTTGAAAAGGTGCCATGCTTCGAAGGCCCCATAGGCCCCTGCACCCAACGTCGATAGTGCAGTCAGGATCGCAAACATTCGGCCCCCGGTAAACTTCATACCAGCAAATTCAACTTGTGCCATTTCTTAATCCTTCCATTGACTGTCGATCATTTCGTTCATCATAAGAGAGCTACCGATGTCTAAGAGATACATTGCAAGGTTGTTAGACGGCAGCTCACCATCTGGAATAACAGTTCCAAAATCAAAACCAGCTGTATCTTCGATCACCGGGGCGTCCTTGGTATAGGTCGACAGATCAGCTCCAAGCAGTGCAACCATGATCACAACTTTCTGTTGGTTGCGGCTGTCGTATTTACCTTTGTCACCCATCTTCTTAATTATCTTTGCAGCCTTCTCGTTCTTCTGTTTTGAAGTAGCTTTTTTAACAACTGCTTTAGTCTTTGCTTTAGCTGTAGGCTCATTTTTAGCCTCACTGGTAGCCTCTTTGGGTTTGGGTTGAGCCTCAACTTCAGTCTCTTTTTCGACATCCGCTTGAGGCTCGTTCTTAGGCTTTGGACTAGCCTTTACTTCTTTGGTTTCGACTTTGATTTCCCCAGATACTTCGGGGCTTTCTTGTTGTCCGGGAGATCCAGCTCCAGCTGATCCGATGTCGAGGACTTCCTCCAGATCATTGGAGATCGAACTAATTTCGATATTATCCATTTCAGTATTCGAACTGGTATCATTAGTACCCATCGTATCAAATTCCAAGGATGAACCCAGATCCAAGTCCATATCAATATCCATAGGCTCGTTAAGTTCGAGCTCAACTGTTTCAAAGCTGATGTCATGTATTGGTTCCTCATTTATGTTGATTATCTCAATTTGCTCGCCATTATCGTGAACTTCATGGTGATCGTAGAAATCTTCCACTAACTCCAGTTCAACTGGATCAGTTGTGGGATTCAGTAATAAATATTCAGTTTCAGAGGTTATAAATTGGGTGACGACAGTGTTAACAATGTTCCAGTAAATGTTTGCGTGGAGATCATCAAACACCGGGTAAGCTGAGGTGAGCTGGTAATTCGTGCCTGACATCTTAATACTGATGCGACTTAGGCTGTCTGAGAAATCAAAGCTGCCTTCGTAAATACCAATGCTTTCTGTACCAACAGCTGACAGCACGTCGGTTCCTGACAAGACTGTAGTACCAGCTGCGTTGGTGCCAGTAATCGTGATCGAGGTGTTGTCCGAGGACGGGACATCAATTGCTACAGAGTAGGTAACTTCACCACCCCGGCCTTCCATCGATAATCCTGAGACATCGAGGTTGTTCCACTCGTAGGTCGTCAGTGAAGTTGAGGTTAACCCAGAGCACTTATCTGAGGTTCCAAGAGAGCGACACTGAGCTGAGTTATTCGCTGCAGATCCCTTTCCTCCGACATCGGTTTCTTGGTCCGATCCGTGGTTAGTATATCCCAAGCTCTCATCTAGTAGATCGCCGGAGCTACCATGACTAACAGTGTCAGTGGTGACTGTTGTCGTTATTGTTGTAATAGTCTCAATGCCGGATCCGTCGTTATAGGTTTCGACAACTGTATCAATCTCTTCTGTTGCAATTGATGTTACATCACACAGTCCTGTGGTCGTGGTGGGGCATAGGTCGTTTGCGAAAGTACTAGAGAATAAGAAGAGCGAGCAGCAAACCAATAATGCCAGTTTTAGCGTCTTTTGGCTCATCTTGTGTCATCCTTTGTTTCGGAGGTTTACTTTGTAGTTCCATCTTTTCTCTTATCTGAGAACCTTTAGGCATCTCTTGCCAACTTGCGAGCCAGAGATCTCGGGCTTCTTCACCGATCTTACCTTCCTTGGGACAAAATAATGCCGCGTTCCAGAGGCCATCGAATACTCGAGAATCCTGACAGAGAATACTGACACTACCCACCTTAAGATTTAGCCCGGCAACAAGCTTCGCTAAGAGTACGAGCTGGCACGTTTCATCAGTTACAGCCATGCCTGTTGAGATACCTATGACACTCGATGAGACAGCTCCTGAGACACCAAAACGGCAGACGGCTTGGGGTATTTGGATCGAGGGAGAGGCAGCTGTGGAAGGTGAGCTATTGGTCACTGTAGAAGAGATCGTATTGCTATCAGCTGCAATCGCAACTCCATAGCTACAGGTCCCCAGGAGAACTAGGGATAGTATTACTAATAACTTTTTCATTTGTTAGATTCCTATGAGGCGAAAGAGGCTCCCAAGACCCATTTGATTAGCGAATAAGATTGCAGCTGCACCTACTGCGAACCATTTTATTTGCACTAGTGTCTGATGTATCGAGTAGAGGCTCTTCTTTAGCTCCTTGGAAACTCCTCTGAGCTCCTTGATGCTCTCATCATGCCTGTCGAGCATCCACTCAGCTTTGTTAATACGAGTTTCTATGTCCATTTAGCACCCCTTACGACGGTTGAGGATATTTAGTTTTGATCCGAGCTACTTCGGTTTGCCATGCAGCCAAACCTTTTTCAGCAATGTACTCAATTTGACTATCAACCGATCCATATTCTAGTTTACGACCTTTTAACCAATCGGGGTCGGTGTCAGCTACACCATCAAAAACTCCCACCGCTGATGATAGTGTTTGAGGGGTTACTGAACCAGTCTTTCCAACGCTAGCCCAGCTGGGTACTGCACCCACTGTTTTCGTTGCAAAAGTAGCTACCCTCAGATTGAAGGTTTCTTCAGTATCATTATCCAATATTGGGACATCAGCCCATGCGCCATCGGCAAACAGCACTTTAGCATTCCCAGTGACCAGTTCTTTTATTTCATAATCCATTTCGTATTTCCTTTACCATTTGCCAATCGGACATTTTGCAGATTTCAGCCTTGTTTTTAATTTCATTAAGCACATGCATTTCTTGCATTGTGCGATGCTTGCTCTGAACCAAGGACACGCCTTGCAGATGTCATACCGTTCCGAAGCAGTCATTAAGTGTATGCTCCATGTATTGTACCAGAGTTTGTACCGATGATTGTGTAAGCTGACACACCTGAGAATGTGATAGCTCGCCCAGCGGCTCCCCCACCAGAACCAGAGCTTCCGTTAGTTGAGTTACCGTTTGAGCCTGAGGCACCAGTAGCTCCTGCATTTCCAAAGGTGTTTCCGTTTCCTCCGCTACCGCCAGCTCCTGCGTTTGTGCCACCAGAAGAGCCAGAAGAACCGTTTGTGTTTGACTGCCCGTAGCCTTGACCTACACCACCGTTACCACCCGAACCACCATTGTGATATTGATATCTATAACAGTTAATAGTCCACTGATTACACCCCCCGTCTGCACTTTCATTACAGCAACCACCTGTTCCACACGAAGCGTAAGCTGAGCCGCCCTGAATCATACAAATATTAGTTCCGCCACAGTTGTCACAATGGGTCGAAGCATGATAGGTTGTCGAGCCTTGTCCTCCAGTACCGCCTTGGCCTCCACCACCGCCACCACCTGAGATGGTACTTCCCGATGCCATATTGATGGTTACGCCAGTCGATTGGATTGTCATGGCTGTACCGCCAGCTCCTCCATTTGCACTACCGCCTGTTCCTTGGACTGCACCAGCGTGATCAATGATTAGTGTGCCAGCCATAGACGCTGGGACTGTCAGGTGACCTAAAGTTACACCACTGTTGATCGTAAGTCGTTTAGGTACGGCTGTTGTCCAGTAGGAACTAAAGGCCGCTGTTTGTACGTTGTATGTAGAAGCTCCAGATGAGACTGTGACACCAATTTCATTCACGGCATCGTAAAAACTACCTACGTTAATTGCACCTGAGGTTGCTACGTTTGTATTATTAGATGGTACGGCTCCACCATTTCGATAGTATTCACTTAGGGAAATAGGGTGAGAGCCTCCAAATTCATTTTGGATAGCTGTAAAGCTCAACGCTCCACTGGAAATAATTGCCATGTATTATCTCGCTTTCAATTCTTCAATTTCAGCTTTCAGTTCTTTAATCGCTTCAATCAGATAACCAGTAATATTGCCGTAATTAACACTCAGTGTACCCATCTCGTCGTCTGCTTTAAGAACAAGTTCGGGTGCTACTTCTTGTAATTCTTGTGCAATAACACCTGATGAGTCTTTGCCTGTTGCATCACGAACATAATGCACACCTCTCATCTCGCTTACTTTGGATAAAGCATCTGGGATTGTAGTTATGTTAGATTTTAGACGCTCATCCGAGAACGCAGTAACATCATTATTAAACGTAGCCGCACCTGCCGCAGACATATCTAAGGTCAGGGCTGTGATTGTTGAGCCACCATCGTTACCTTTAAAAATCAAGTCTTTATCAGAAGTTGCACTTTGAATAACAAAATTACTAGAACTATTAGCAAAATAAGCTATTCCCGTACCATCATCTAAGATAGTGATATTACCACCACCTGCATCAATGTTTATCTCTCCAGCGACATCAAGGGTAAGATTGCCAGAACTTAAACCAATAGTAGTGCCATCAATGTTGAAGTTGTCTATGTCTATGCCAGCGTC